AATTGATCCCTTATAGTTTTGTGGTTGACTGGATGATCCCGGTTGGCGATTGGCTCTCGTCTCTAGACGCCTTAGTCGGCGTTGAAGATTTGAGAGTCGTTCGCGGCTACAAGATCACTCGGACGACCGAAACAAGCTGTGGGGGTTCCGCTAAGGAAGTGCAGACTGATTTTCAGCGTTCTGCTGGAACCACTCTTGCGCTACCGCGCTTGGCTTATCGGCCAAGTACTTCCCTGACGACCGTGTTAAACGGTCTTGCTCTGCTACGTCAACTTCGGTAACCCACCAGTCGGTGGAGCCGTAATCCGTTAGTCACCGTAGGTTAATGCCATGATCAGTGAACAAGACCTCGTCCGTGACGCGCTGCTGCTCATCGCCAGCCACGTTGATTTCACCCTCGCTGCAATCAGACCCGACGATAGTCGGGTTGAAGTGCTGCTAAAGGTGGATCTCCGTGATCTGGACAACGATAAGCTGTGGTCGTGGATCGAACGAGGTATCTTTGTCCTACTGAACTTGGATTCATCAACTGAAGGTGCATCCCTTTGAAGGATAGAACTCATGTCCCAGGTTACTGGTGCCCTCACCATCAACAATGGTGCCGCGACTCCTGTCGCAAAGACTTTCGCACCCGAACGCGTGGCGCCGGAGCAATCGGTGTTTACCGAACGCTCCGCTGCTGCTTCCGCGGGATTCACCAAGCTGGGGATCTCGTACTCGGCGGCCACTGCGAAGCGGCCGACGAATCGCGTTGCGCTGTCGCTGGACTTTCCGGTCCTGTCGACGGTCAACGGCGTGAGTACGGTGGCGTACGTCGGTCGTTTCAAGGGGGATTTCATCCTCCCGGACACGATGACGGCAACCGAGCGTGCAGATTTGCATGCGTACGTTGCGAATGCGCTGGCGAACACCTCCATCAAGGGGGTGATCAAGGACCTGGATCCTCTTTATTGAGGCCAATCCGGCCGCAGCTCCCTCCCGGGAGCTTTGGTCCGCCATCGATCAACGTTGATCATCGCATTCTACGAGGCTAATCCCTATGAGCGTGAGCCATAGTGCCCAGGTTTTTGACCTGGAGCAACAGCTGGTGCTGTCCCTATGTGAAAACATTGGGACGCCAAGAGCTTTGAGTGTTGCAATCCAAATCCGTTACGGAGCTTGGCAGGAGATCTTGAATTCTAAGATAGACTGGCGTAACTATGATGATCGCGGCAAGTTTGCTGACGATTATCTGGTCACGGCGATCCTTCAAAAGAATCCTCGACTTCCTACCGGCATCGATCGGGCTAAGGTTGCTATCGATAAGTTCTTGGCAGCGGAACAGCAATGCGCTGAAACCAATATCCGTCTTCTTACC